GACAGCCATTTTTGTACTTTCAACAACATCTCCTGTAGTTTCTAAAGTGAATGAAACAAGTTCTCCAACTGCTGAACCACCAACTACTACTTCACCCTCTTTACCATGATGTACTGCCATATTTTTTCTCCTTGTAATTAATTATTTATATTAGTTTTCTTCATCTTCGTCAATATCTTCATCTTCATCATCTTCAAAAGTTTGTTCTTCTTCATCTTCCCATTCTTCGTCAGATTGATTATCTTCTGCTTCTTCTACCAAATCTTTTACTTCTTCGCAAAGCAAACTTTCTTTATCGTGAAGTTTTTCTATTTGATCTATCTTTTTTTTAATTTTATCAAGTATTTTTTGTAATTTCATAATTTATCCTATGGGGTTGCCGCTTGATGTTCATATATCACACGGACTGTAATTAGTACAGCTCCGTATGGAAATAAACTACCAGCATCAGTTTCAATAGAGATTACCTCTGTGTCTAGTGCATTTCCATTTCTCGTAATATCAGTTTCAAGTGCAGTTTCGATAGCAGAAGCCAAATTATTTCTAGCTGTATCAATATTACTTTCACTACCTTTGACGTATCCTGTTATTCCAAATTCTAAAGTACATATCCTTGTTTTTGCACCGCTACCTATTTCTTGATCTTCTTTTGTTTCTTCTATTGTTTGAATCAGTACTGCTGGATATTGTGCTTGTGATAATTCATCTAGTTCAAAAGGTTGTCTTGTTACTTTTCTAACACTAGGACTAGATATGCTACCTATAACAGTAACTAAATTCGATGCAATGTCTTCTCTTGTACTCATATTCCTAATCTTCTAATTTCTTTTTTTAAAAAATTTTCGTAGGTCCTTTGTATCACTTTTTCTGTCTTTTTGTTAAAACCAAAAAATTTTCTTTTAGGTAAGTTACCCATACCTTTTTGATGAAATAATCCTTTAGTAGCTTCTCTTTGTGATCTAAAAAAAACTTGAGCTTTATTTCTTGATACGACTTTAGAAGAAATACTTTGTAACATTTGATTTGTATCCTCTAGATCTACTGTAGTTTTACCTTTCAATTCTGCATAAGCTGGAGAATATCCTACAAACTTTTTACCATCTTGATCTTTTCCTAACTCAGTTCTTTTTACAATAATTGTTTTTAATTGTTCACCAGCTTGATCTAAACCTTGTTGTATTATTCTTGGAAATCTATGTAAGAATTTTACGTAACGTGCTTGAACTTTTCTAACATTTGAAGTTACTTTTAATTCTAAAGCCATTATCTATTTAATCTTCGATAACCATGTAAAGGCTCTCTTTCATTAGAAACTATAGTTCCGTCTGCTGTTGAATCATACTCTACACCATCTTCAAGTATTGATCTAAATTCTTTATTGTATTCTCCCATGTAATATTCAGCCATTCTTTCAAATCTATCTTTATCTGCTTCTGGTCTAAATTTAGTTAATGCTGGTAAGTAGAATCTCCCAAGAAATAAATAAACACCAGCTCTTTCAAACTGATCTAGATTTACTTTTGTGTTTTCCATCTCTACTGTATTTAAAACTGTAATATCTGTATAGACATTTGTTTTATAAGTTGGAAACCAACGTATTCTTAACTCTCTTAAAATGTCATTAGTTGTTTGTGCAAGAAAATTTACTGTTTCAGTAGCAGTAGTAGAAATACCAAAATCAAAAGCATCAGGTTGATATTTTAAAACGTCAGATGTAGTGATAACATTAGCTCCTGTAAAATTTGCCATTATCTAATACCCATTAGCCAATTAAATATTGCTTTAATCTTTTTTTTTAGTTTTTTTAACATTTTTTTTTCTCTTTGGTTTAAGTTGTACGACTTTAGAAGCTATGTCTTTTACTGTTGCTTTTTTTATTTCTTTTTTTACACCATCAACAGGAAAGAAACCATTTCTTTCAAAATGAGCTATGTTAGCTTCATAATATTTTTTTTCTTTAACGATTATTTTTTTTCCATTTGTTAATCTTATATCCATAATCTTCTCCTTATTAGATGTGAGGGCAGTCTCCCACCCTCACAAAGTATCCAATTATTATTGGATTGATGAGTCTGCTTCGATTTCACAACCATTAGTGTCGTTAAGTTCTCCAACACCATATACTGCAGTTGCTACAATTTCGTCAGCTCTTAAACTTGCATCTCTTTGAGTTTCGATTTTCAAGTCTTGCATCATTGCTAATCCTAATGCATCAGGGTGGAATACAGCACCTTTGTAATCTCCTGTAGTACCTGGATTATTTCCTGATGAGTCAGCCATATTTGAAGTTTCAAATATATTTACTCCAGCGATTTGACCTACTAAACTTGATCTTAAAATCTCATTACCAACACCTGGATTTGGGTTAGCAAATGTATTTGTAAGACCAGATTTTAGATCGAATGCTACTTGCGGATGAAATACCGCTGATAGGTTATCACCTGGAACTGCATTAGCTCTTAGTTTTGCTACTGCTTGGAATATTGACGATGCTGACAACGCAGTTGAAGCATCACCAACAGTAGTTGAAAAACCACCGAACAAAGCTGTTAAGTCTGTGTCTATTTTTTTTGCAATAGCTTCACCAAATAATCTTCCAATGTCTGCCGCTACATTTCTTGGAGCCGCATTTCTTCCTAGATCAGTTAGAGTTGTCATTATCCCATGTTCAGTACAAGTAATTGTTTTTGAAGTTGGGTCTATTGCTGTGTTAGATAAATCAGTTGCTTCTGATACGTCTGCCGCAGATACAGCAGAGTAAATTGGTACTTCAACTGACTTTCCACCACCAGTTACAGCATAGTTTCTTACAAGCGGTCTCATGATTGATCTCTCACTTGCTACGAACAATGCTTCTGCCACTATCTCTGTGTATAGTTCCGATAGCGTAGAACTTGTGCTTTCGTTTGCCATTTTTATTTACCTTATTATTTATTTGTTAAATTTATCTGAACAGGAGCAGAATCTCTTTGTTTACGGTACTCCGCATACTTTTGACGATCTTCCGCCTTGCTCATGTCTAAGTCCTGAATGTTAAATGGTTTTACAGTTTTACCCTCGACACTACTCTGGCTACCTGTTCCAGACAAAGACCCTTTTCGGAAATGTGGGTTAGCATCTAAAAACTCTTTTACTCGATCTTCAATAGTAAGTAGTTCACCTTTAGGATTATACCTAATATTTTTATTATTATCAAGTATTTCTATTCTTCCATCATCATTATAATTTACTTCATTTTTCAATAAAGAAACTACTTGATCAGGAGCTATAGCATTATTTTTTGAAGCTAAAGATAAAATAGAATTATCTACGTTGATTGTTTTTACTTTGCTTTTCCAATCAGCAAGTTCTTTGTCTTTTTCTGCAATCCTTTGTTTCATTAAGTTTTCCAGATCAGCTTTTGTTTTAGCATCTTGGATTTGCTTTTCTTTAGCCGCTTCTTCTTCCTTTTTTTTTATCTCGTCTAACTGTCTTTGCTGTTTTGCTTTTTCTGCTTCAAGTCTTTGCTTGATGATATTATCAAGTTGCTCTTGTGTAAAAGTGTTTTCTGTTTTCACCTCGTCAGTTTTAGTTTCTTTAGCCTGTTCTACAACAGCATCATTTTTCGGTTGATTAACCTGATTTTCTTCTGACATTTTTTCTCCTATTCAATTATTAATTTTCCATTATTGTCATACCAATCTTTATTGACAAATGACCATTGATGTCGGCAGTTATAACCACCACGAACTATAAAAGGATCACCAGCTTTCTTGCCTGTCCAATTACGTCGCCAAAGTTTTCTGACTTCATCAACAGTAAAAAGTCCACCTTTTCTTTTATCATATCTTCCATTTCTGACAAGCCTACAGAAATCTCTAGTTGTTGGTATATTGCTTCCTTGATAAACAACATAGTTCAAACCAGCATCTTTTGCCTTTGCTAAATTAAGGGTTGCATCGAACTCTCTCAAAGAATCATTCAATATTTGACCAGCATATCTTTTCATGTTTTCTCCAGCTCTATCTCTTGCAAATTTTGATTGTAATGTTTGAATATTTTTATCTAATCTAGCTCTTACAACTTTACCTTGTGTTGTTCTTCTATCTAACTTTCTTACCCTTACTTCATCACGTTTGATAGAAGCTACAAGTTTATTTACGTCCTCGTCTTTTGCTGATGCATAGATACCATTGATTGTACGTCTTAAATCATCTTCAAGTTCTATAGGATCACTACCTATAAGAGTATATTGATAAACTTTTTCTGATAATCTTCTTGTGAAAGTATTTGAAACATCTTTAAATTGGGTGTAGGTTTGTCTTTTGAGGTTTTGTATTAATGTTAAATCAGACTGGGTAAGCTGTTGAAATCTTACTGGAATATTACCGATATCCCTAAAAGCTCTTTCAACTCTCTTTGCCTGTTTGTTAAAACCCTCTCTTACTACAGTATCAGACCACCCTAAGTATTCTCTTTCTAGAGTTTGTCTTATTAAAGGTTGAACTGCAATCGCAGACTTTAAATTAAATAATTTAAAATCATCATTCTTTGGAATTTGCTTATTAACTAAATCAACTATATCTTTTTCAATCTTATCTAATGTTCTGATTAATGTTTCGTAGTATTGTGCTTCTGCGACCTCAATGGATCTTATTCGATAGTTTGTAAAATCTTCTACTATATTCGACATTCATTAAACTTCTTCTTCTTCTACTTCTTGCGTTGTTTCTGGCTCTTGTACTTCGTCTTGTGTGAATTGTCCTAATTCTTTTTGTGCTTCTATTTCATCAAATATAATTCCAAGTTTTTCATCATCATCAACAACAGCTCTTGCGATTTCTTTATCGATCTCTTTTTGTAAAGTAGGTGATTCAATATTGATTGCTTTAGCTTGTTGGAAATATGCAAGGTCAGTAGCATAATCTCTAATGTTAAAACTATCTGGGTAATTTATTTCTCCATCGAAAGTTGCATCTTGAAACATAGCATAACATCTAAAAATTTGTTCTTCAGCAATCTGTAAGTTATCTGCTTTTTCAGAAAGTCTTGCATTTAATAATTCAAACTCAGTTTGTAAAGCTATACCAGATGATACCGCTTGTTTAGTTGTTCTTACTGCTCCTGTATGTGCAATCCTATTAATAGATTCAACTTTATGATTTATTGATCCCATAAGTCCTTGTAAATTTTGTCCTGATGGTTGTAACAGATAAGGTTTTAAGTTCGGCTCCATTTCCTCTGGCATTTCAATTACTGCACCAGCACCAGCACTAGCATTTACTGATGGAGTTTTAACTAATGATGGGTGGTTAGTTAATCTGATTAATTGTTCGATCTCTGATAGTTCGTTATAGATTGCTTTTTGCAAATCTGCAATATCTGCCAAATCGGAAATTCCTAAACCTTTTTTGTGGCTTTTTGAATTGTAAAGAATAACTGCTGGTATTCGTCCGATCTGGTTATCGGCAGTATCTATTGTCTTTGGATCTGATCTATCATCTTCGGAGTATAATGTTTCTATTCTATCAGGATACCAAAGTTTAAAATACGTGCCACCATTTTTATCTACTTCTTCTCTAATCTTTAAGTAATCTAAATAATATTTTCCATTTACTTCACGTTTAAAGTTCCAATCTAAAACGTTTTCTGGTGTTACTAATGATATGTAAGGTCTTATGTCTTGATCTAGTTCCTCTGCTCTTGTTCTTGTTCGTACTGCTGGTTTGTCTAAAATTAAAAAACAATGACCATAGATTGATGAATATATTTGTGCTTGTTTCATCACAGTATTAAAACTATTACCCTCTAAGTCAGCATCTTTTAAGAATGCTTCTAAACTAGGCTCATCAGCCATCTCTCCAAAATCTCTTGAAGCTTTTACTCTAAAAAGAAATGATGAATATATTTGTATGATATTTTTACAATGGTTATCACATGGTGTGTTACCAAGTCTTTGATTGTATTCGTTATCTAATTCGAGATTGTATCTGTTTAAATATTGACCAATAGTATAATCATAACCACCATTATAACTACGAATAAAATATTCCCATTGATTTACATTCTCTTTGTAATCTTTATGCGTTTCGTAAGCATCATCTCTTGAATAAGCCATATTATTTATGTGTCCATCTTACTGGTTTGAAAGGTTTTTGATCTGCGATTAAAGGTTTTACTATTTCGATTAAATATCCAATACTATCGTTCATATGATCAAAGCCCTCTTCCTTATCAGGAATATTTGTATTTTCCTTATATATCTGTCTTTGTAACCCACGAATAATAATTTTGCAAGATGGATTAACAAATATGTGTCTTTTCCCTGTTGCTGATTTTAGTCTTGAATTAACAGCATTGATTCTATCTCTTATAGGACTATGTTTTATTTTACATTTAACATTAAATCCAGCATTTTGTAAAATAGTTAAATCAGTTCTTCCACCAGCAGAAGTTTTTCTTTGCCTACAAGCTGGATCTGGGTAACAAAATATTTTTTGTTTTGATCCATATCTGTTTCTTATTTCCTCAACCATTTCATCAGTATTACTCGAATAAATAACTATTTCATCTTTAAAATGTATTGTATCTTTTTCTATTTGTGCAACTGAGGCTGACATTGGATCTACGTTAAAATCTAATCCTATGTGTAATGGTTTGCTCCAATCAATATTACTTTGTCTAACATTATCAACAGGATGAAAATTATAATAAACTGCTCCAGCATAGTTTTCAAAAGTACCTTCAAACTCTTGCCTGTAAGTTCTTATATCGACATCTTGTTTAGCTTGTTCGAGTTCCTCTTTCGGAACCATACCACCTTGTAAAGTTGTGAACTGAAAGCTATCCCACTCTTCATCTTCTTTGCCTTTGAGATACATTCTATAAGACCAATTACCATAACCTTTAGGAGAACCACACATCAATACATCTCCTTGTGTATCTGCAATCGATGCTCTAAGGACCTCTGTCCATGCTTTTTCATCAATGTCAGCAAACTCGTCAAGTATTAAAAAATCTATTCCAACACCTCTTAATGCATCGTAGTTCTCACAACCTTTTAATGATATTTTTGATCCTGTTTTTTTTATCGTTATTTGTAAATTAGATTCATTGACATTTTCGATCCAATTAAACTGATGTAACATATCTTTGAGTTTAGTCCATGCAATCTCTCTAGCCATCTTAAAAGTTGGAGCAACGTACCAGATATTTTGTTTTACTCTACTAGCATACTTCATCATTTCAGTAATACATAAATAAGTTTTACCAAATCTACGACCTGAAACTAAAACTCTAAATCTTTTATTAGAAGATGATATTTGATACTGCGGTTTTGTTAGATTGATTTTCATGACAGCCAAATTTTATGTAGATGTTATACTTATTAACATCTTCTCTGCCAAGCTCTACTATTTTATTATATGATTGATTATAACCATCTAACATACATTCATAAGCATCTACATATTCTACTTCGGATTGAAAAGGTGGTAAGCAAGTAGTCTTTCCGTCTATTACGGAACATAACAAAAAAGTTAGAATAAATTTCATTCAAACTGCCCATCATTCGGAGTATTGTTTGCTACATCGTCTTCCCATTTATCAATTATTTTTTGATTATGTTGTTCTTTTATTTTTTCAAGATTTGCTTTGATTGTATTGATCTCAATATCTTTTAAATCAATAACTGCTTTAAGTGTATCTACTTCTTTTTCTAGTGTTGCAATCTTTACTTCTAGATCCGCAGGACCTCTATTCTTTAATTCTTTACGTAATTTGTTAATTAAACCTAGTCTTTTTATTATTTGTTCTTTAGTCATTAACAATCCTTAATATCTTTTTTTGACCCATGTAAATCTCTGTTTCAGCTTTTACTTTTTTACATTCGAATCTTACAGCTTGTGGATTTACTTCACGAATTGCTATTCGTTTAGACTTCAAACATTTAGATAATGATTCTTTGTATGTGTGTTCAACAAGTTCATTATTCAGATACATTATTAGAGCTATAACTATTTCCATTTTCTCTTACCTTATCCTTTAATTTTTCTACATCTGTACGTAGTCTATCAATATCTTTTATCATACGTTGTATGTTAACTCCATTATGCATCATTTCATCAACTCTTGTAATTAATTTTTCTAAATCACTTGCTAAACTTTCTTGTATTAGAAATTGTTCCTGATCGATAGGTTTCTGATCACTAGCTTTGAGTAAATCATTTAACATAAGCTCTCTAGATGTTTCAAGTGATGTTAATCTTGCAGTTATTTCTGTATATGCAAATATACCCATTGCTACTGCTATAACTATTCCTATCATATTTTTGATAGGCATTGATACTGATGTATTCTCACTTACTTTCATTATCTCCAACTCCTTATTGACCAATATGCTGGACTTAAACTTTTCTGTCCTCTAACTTTTTTTAGAACTCCACCCATACGAGCTAAAAAGGACCTACGTCTAGCTGGAATGTGTTTCTTAATACTCATTTCCTTACTACCGAAATTTATCTTTTTAATATTGCCTGTACGTTTATCTCTGACGAATACTTTGAACTTCTTTACATCACCTCTAGTTGGAGTGTTAAGTTTTACTGTTCTTCCTCTGTATTTTGCCATACAAAGTTATTATCATAATTTATCTACATATACACCCAAAAAAGTTACCGCTACCATCGTTCATCACATGCTGATTAATCGGATAGTCATGATAAGTTGTTAGCTTCAATCTAAGTATATCACATAAATCAAAACAGCTTATTTCTGGTAAGATTACTACGTTTTGTAACATAGCTTTAGTAACAGGAAATAACGAATAGAAACCATCATAGTAAATAATTAATTCCATTATCTTTGAAAATGTCTAGGTCGCCATTTGTTGCAAGTATAAACATCTTTAACACCTTGCGTCCTGTATATACCGCAAAACATTCTTCTTTGAGAAAACATTCCACAGTTCCCACAGCTACCCTCACCTCTTTTTGCTAGTCTAAAATCTTGTGGCATTTGGTAAGGAATGAACTCACCATTTGGATAAAAGTTAGAACGTTTCATCTTCCTTGTCCACGATATCTCATTTGTTTTTTTGATCTACCTTGACGTTTAGATTTGTTCATTGTCTTAACTTTAGATTTTCCTGTAATCCTACCTATTGAAGTACCTTTGTGTTTTTTTTCGTAAACAATAACCTTACCATAAAGATTACCTTTTTTTTTAGCCATTTATTTTTTTAGCTTCTATGATTAATGGTAATGGCTCGTTATAGCTTGTTTGTTCTATCTTATCTTTTTGGTCTAGGTGTTGTTTTCCAAGCCATATTTGCATTGGTACTGAACCGCTTAATGCTTTCTCAAATTGAGCACGTCTTAAACTTATTTTGCCCATCTCTCGACCCTTTTTTATTAGGTGGACATAATTACGTTGTAACGTCTTTGTAGATACATCACAAAACTCTGCAATTTCATCATAAGTACAATGTAATTGTGCTAATTTAGTTATAGCTTGTGTGTCAACTTTTTTTATAGGTCTTGCCATTATGTCCTTTTTACTTTCTTTTACAGAATATGATTGAATCTATGAATCCACCCCAATAACCATCTTGTCCTTGATGTTTTTGGTTATAGTAACTCTTTTGAATATCCACATGAAAATGTTTAGATAATCTTTCTGCACAATCAAAAAAATCCTGCATTTTCCTATTTTTAGTGAAAGAATATTCAAATACAAGTTTATTTATATTAACCCAGTTATGATCATGTTGAAAAATCTCTAGCTCTGAACCCTCAATATCTAACTTAATACAGTTTATATCTCGATGTCTTTCCAATACATCATCAAAGCTCATACAATTTATTTCAATCGTAGGTAGTTTTTTTTTATAATGTGTTACTAATGAATGCCGCCAAGTGTTAGGTGCAATAGTAAAGCTATGAGTACCGCCTGTTTGGTTAATAGCATATTGGAATGATTCTAAAGTAGTAGGATATTCTGATCCAATCAATCTAATATTCTCTTGTAATATTTTGTAATTTTCTGTTTCTGGCTCATAACAATAAACTTTTTTTGCTCCATTTTGTGCCGCATATAAGCCAAATACACCTATGTGTGATCCACCATCAAGCCATATATCATCTGGCTCTATCTTAAAATCAATCTTTTTTTTACTGTATGCTTTGTTTTGCAATATTTCTTTGATTACATTTTCGTCTGACGTATTTTTTCTAAATACAAATTTATCCAACATTTTTTATCCTTTGAAGTTCTTGATCTGCTGTTCCACAATCGATCATCTTTTCTCTATAATAACAAATAATAGATATTCTCTCATATGGAGTTGTTGATATTGCTGGTGTGTTTCCATGCAGTTCGTGAACATCAAATAATGCTAAATCACAATTTCTTACATCTACTGCTACACCATATTTAGGTATTACTGTATAAGCTCCAGAATATTCTCCTGTTTGTAATACTGCTAAATTTCCGAAACCCTCTTTCAAATCTCCAGCATCATAATGAGCCGCAGTCCTAAAATTTTTGTTTACTGTTACTGTTGTAAATACTGTATCGTGTATTTTGAAATCATCGCTAGTTTTATCCCACATTTTTTTCTGATTATTAAATCGTTCTGGTAATGATTCAGCAAAAACTTTAGATATACTTTGAATATATGGCAATGCTTCTTTGTAAGTTTCAAAATGTTTTTCAGTAAATGAAGTTTGACGACAATAAGGTATTCTAGGGTATCTATCCGCATATCCTATTATGCTTGAATAAACGTTTTTTGATTTAGGACTATTTGATAACGTTCCATCTTTTTTTAATGGTATAAATCTATTACCGCTTAATACTTTACCTACGATAGAACCATCTACTAAATCTCCTACTTGAAAATTAAAATTACCACCAGCTTTACCACGATTGCTAGTCTTACCTATTGCTTTTTTCAATGAGTGATATGCCTTTTCTGCATGGTTACTAGGTATGCAATTTTT